AGTTGCGTCCTTATTATACCTATTAACAGTCTCCATACTTTTTTTGTAATATCCACCCTTTTCTTGAAGTCCATATTCTGACATTGCGTTCATAACTCCAAACCCCGGAACGAGTGACATTACCGCTTTGCCATAGTCCCCTTCGTACAGGTGTTTACCTACTCCGACCGCAGGGATTACAGACGCAATAGTTCCGGAAACTGTAAGATTTTTAGGTTCCACGTATTCCATCATCGGTATTTGTTTGGACTCCCAAACGCCCTTGCGTATTTCGTCCGGTAAAATGTCACTGTATTTTTTAGCAACATAGTCTGCGCCACTTGCGAGTTCGTCTTCACGCAACTTTTTTGTTATTGCACTTGTCATAGCATCGACCATACGT